CTTATAGACAAAACTTTCCTACTACCTTCCTCGATTGTTACGATGTAAGGCAATTTTATTCCCGTTGGCTCTCCGTCGGAACCAAGGTCTTCAAATCCTTCTAAATCTAGATTAACGTGGCATTCTAGAAGTGTGTATAAAGGATCTATTCTTTGGGATTTTGTGACACCTTCTACTTCTCGCTCTTTTTCTTCAAGCTCGTTAGTAATTGTGCCTGTTGGTTTTGTCAATTCGATGTCAGAATAAAAACCAGATACCATCTGTTTTCTTAAATCGTTTTCTGACATCTTGACAACGTGAATGACTGATTCCGCATCGTCTAATGAGGTAGCCGTATACGGAACAACAAGGTCATCCGCTGGAACAAACTTAGAAACAGCTCGTCCCAATAAATCGTCGTAATAAACTTTTTTAAATGTTGAACCTGCAAGAGGTAAGTAAAATAACATTTGATCAAAATCAGATTCATATTCTCTCATCTGATCCATTAACTGATAGTTCATAAAATTTTTAACTCTTTGTGCTTGCATTTCTTTTTGAGGATCTGTTTTTCCCATAACCATAGTTCTAACAGGTCCATCTGCAGGCAATAATTCTTTGTATGCTAATGCTTGAAATTGTGTAACTGCTTCTGCTAACACTGGGTGTGTTGCACCTGAAGCTCCTTGAAATGGTTCTGTTCTGTTCGTGTATTTAAATCCTAAAAGATCTAAACCAACAATATATGCCCGCTCCCAATCTTTACGAGACATTTTATATTCCATGTAATCATTTTGTAATTGATTACCGATCATGTCTGTATTTTCTTCTGGAAGTAATTCGTTTAAATTTGCAAAGTGATCGCCTTCTTGTGGCATAGGCATTGCGTTAGGGTCAAAATCAATTGTTGCCCCTTCTTCGTCTTCTGTAATTTCTACTGGTCCTTTTGGTGTTTCTTCGATTTCCGTAACGTCAATTTCCTCTGCAACTTCTTCATCAGGACTTTTTACGTTTGGGAGACCTTTATCTATTTCTGCCATTTTTGTTCTCCTGTATTTGTTTAACCCTTTTAGAAACTTTAATCAACCCTTTTGAAGCAGGCCCTTTTAAAGGTGGTATCTGATCAAATTTAACATATTTCATGTTTTTAATTAATGTTGGATTTTTAATCATTATGCTGATACATCCGAAAGTTCTTGTTGTTCTGCGAGATATCTTTGATAAGCTTCTGGATCATTTTCTCTCATTTCATTTACTCTTTGTTGTTCTTCATACCCTAATTTACCAACTTGATAAAGTCCCTCTCCAGCTAGTGTTGCAATACCTAGAGGTGATGCAAATCTTGCTGCTCTTAACACGTTTGCAGGCGTAAATACACCCGGTAATCTTAAACCAGCTACTGTCTCAATTCCTTTTCTAACCGCTGGATTTTTTATAGTATCGAGTCTACTTGTTAAGGCTTTTATACCTGCTGGTGCAAGTGCAGCCTCTGTACCAAGTATAGCTCTGTCCAAAGAACTTCTTGGATCAACTCCTAGATATGCATTTAAACCTAGTAACGCAGTTGGTGAACCAAGGGACATAGCCATATCTCCAAGAGATTTTGTTAAAAGTTTTTTTGGAATAACATTAGCTGCAAACATTGTGCCTTCATCTCCAGCTTGTAATGCTAATTGTTTAACTCTAGTTTTAAATTTTTTAATTTCTTCTGGTGTATAATCTTTAAATTTTTTAGTCCCAAATTCTGCAGGTAAAGCTCCCATAGGAGCATCTATACCTTTTCTTACTTGTGACAATTCAAAGATAGTACCATTTTCATCAAACACTGGATTATACTCAATGTAACCAATAGCGTTTTGTAATTCTTTAGGTAATTTTGCTTTTGCTCTATTAACTAAATCTTTTGATTTAGCATTTAAATCATTTAGTTTTTTTAAAGCACTTGGGTCTGATAAATCCATACTACCTATTTCATCTGCTATATCGTTTAGTTGTAAATTAAAACCGCCTAATGTTTCATTAAATTTTTTATCTAATATCATTACATCTTGTGCACTTAATTCAGATAAACCACCTATTGGAAATACGTGATGAAAATTTTTAGCAAAAGTTCCCGACACATCAAAACCTTGAGCGTTTTTTATTCTGTTCACTCTTTTAACTTGTTTTGTGCTTCTTTCTCCTGGTGAAATTCTTGGTCTACCTGCCTCCTCTACAATACCAAATTTTAATTTTAAACTATCTAGTTTTTTCTTGCTAATTCTATCTCCATATTTTTTTAGAATCATTTTTCTAGACATGTTAGGAGCGTCTGCAACTATTTCATCTATAACACTTTTATCAAAATTATATTGATTAAGTCTTCGTTTATCTTTTTTAGCTACTTTAATATTAGGTTCTTTCTTTTTTACGTATTTTAAAATAGTGTCATTATCTATGCCGTATTGTTGTTCTAACTCTACAGATGAAAAACCTTTTCTAAATTTTTCTATAATTTCTTCTCCTACTTCTTCAGTAATTATATTTCTTCTTTTACCGCCTGCAGGAGTATCAGAGTAAACGGTACCAAATCTATTTGTTCTTGGATATTTAAATTTTTCAGTTTTAACAGGACTCGTGTTACCTGTGTTTCTAAAAGTTCCTGTTTTTCCTTTTTCAGAAACATAGCTGTCCTCATACATATCTAAAATAGATTCTACGTCGTATTCTTCCATTACTCTCCTAATAGATGTGCTAGACCACCGGATGCTTTTTTGGTGATTGTTTCAGAAACTTCTTCCATAATTTCTTTTATACTATCTGGTTCAATACCATCTTCAATGTCTTTCATCTTACCATCCATGTCAGGAAATAAAGTTGCTTCTTCATATGATTCTCTTGTAATACCCTCTTCCATTGGATTACCACCTTTATTATATTCCATAACTTCTTCTCTGTACCCTGGTGCATCAGGGTCACCAGCTTGTTTTGTAATTCTCATATCACCTGTTGTAATGTCTTCTGTCAATTCAAAATTTTTGTAATTAGTTACATTCATTCTCTCACTTATAGGCGTTCCCTCTTTACCAAACATTTTTATTTTAGAAACTAAATCAAAAAAATACTCAGGTGTCTTTGATACCGTTTCTCTGACCATTTCTACTTTTGGTCCTGCATCTTGTGCAAGATTAATTAATCCTGATTTAAGTGCAGCAAGACCACCAATACCAGTACCAGCAAGTCTTAAAAATTTACGTCTTGCAGCATCTGCAATTTTACCTTTTGAAAAACCTATACGACCACCTTCTGCTGCTTCTTGTTTTTGTTCCATAACTTTTTTTCTATTCATGTCATCTTTGTACTCTTTCATTAAGTGTTCTAATTTTTTTTGTCGTTCTATTTGCTCACGTTCTCTTAAATACATTTCAAAATTTTTTCCATTTTCAAACGGAACTCTTATGTTGTCGTTGTCTTCAGCCAATAAATAATTTAATCCTGTTGATGTAGTTGCTTGACTATTAGGAGACACTAACCTTGTTCGAGCCATCAATGCATCTGAGCCGTGACCAATGTCAGATAGGTTTGGTTCAACGTCAACCATACCACCTGTGTATTTTTCATCTCTTGGTTTTTTAGGAAGACCTGTATCACCTTCACCTTTTAGAATTTTTTCTAAATCACCTATTGGATCATCTGCTGATAAATTAAAATCGTCTGTTTTTTTTGGAGTAACGTTTTCAATTTTTACTTTATCAAATTCTTTTAACAAATCATCTTTTAAGGGATTTCCAAATACTTCATCTGGTGGTCCTAATACGGAATCTAAATATTCTTCGTATTGTTTTCTTGTATCAAATTCATTAGGCCCTCTGTACCTCATAGGTTTAGTTTGTTTTTTTATATTTTTTAGTGGGTCTTTAGGGTTAAATGGACCAAACTCATCAAACTGCATTTCAACAACCGTGTCATCAAAATCAGGGTCTTTCATTTTAACACTTTTAATTCCTTGTCCTGGTTTAAAAATTTTATCTATTTGTTTTTGAAATAATTCTGTTATTTCACCAAACTCATTTTTAGCAAAGTTCATAATAGATTCTTTAGTCATGCCTTGGTTAGCAAGAGATTTAGCTGCTTTTAAAAATTTTTTTATTGCCTCAGTTTTTAATGACATAATTAGTAGTACTCCATTTTCCTAACTTCTTTTTTTTCGTCTTCATAATCTTCTGGATGAGGGATAAAACCACCCTGCCTGAATCGCATGATTGCCATAGTTGTACTATCAACTAAGTCGTCATGATCGCCATAAGGAAATGACGCGCATTCCTCAATGACTTCTTCTGCATACTTCATGTCAGGGGCCCAAATTACTCCTGATTCAAAAAGCGGCGCACAAGAATTGACTCTTACGTGTTTATCATTACCACGGCTCGGTGTAAAGGTCATAACTGGAATATCCATTTGCCTCAACTCGTGGGTTAAAGGGGTTCCAGATGCTTTTTGTTCTACAATTACCATGTCAGGATTCCAATATTTATATTGGTCTAGTGCAACACGACGTAATTCTGGAAACTCATAACGATCTTTTATTGCATCAAGTAAAATTAAGTTTGGTTTGCTGTCTTCGTTTGGATAAAACACACCCCACGTAGTAATAGCGCTATAATCTGCCGTTTCTTTTTTTAAAAACGCTGTATCCATAGACATAATAACATAACTACAGTCTGGAAGGTATTCTTTATCCCATTTGTTCCACCATTCACGTTTTAAAATAGCTCCTTCTTCAGAAGTTGGGTTTTGCATCCACTGTGCGTTCCATTTTCCAACAGGAAGTGTAGCTTGAACTTTTTCTAACTCCTCTAATTTCCAATATTGTGGCCAAACAGGTTCTTTTTTAGTTCCATGGTCCATGATTGCCGGAAATTCGACCACGTCCCACTGATCAGCCTTAACTTCTTTCTGATTATTAAGTAAAATTCCTGTTAAATCTTTTTTTGACCACCTAGTCATAACTAAAACGATCTTGGCTCCTGGTTGAAGACGTTGTCTTGGTCCTGATGTGTACCATTCATATGCATTTTCAAGTGCAGTAGCTGACATTGCGTCTTGTTCCGAGTGCGGATCGTCAATAATCAATAAGTCTGCACCACGGCCCGTGATTGCACCGCCAACACCAGCAGCAAAATACTCACCACCTTGCTCTGTTTCCCACCTACCGGCAGCTTTTGAGTCTTCTTGTAGTCGTGTTTTAAAAATTTTTGAGTAATCTTCACTATCAATTAAGTTTTTTGCTTTACGACCAAACCGAATTGCTAGTTCTCCGGTGTGGGTGGCCTGTATAATCTTTAATTTTGGATCACGGCCCACCATCCAAGCAGGCAAAAGGTAACTTGCAAACTCAGATTTAGTGTGCCTTGGTGGCATATTAACAATTAGTCTATTAATCTTACCTGTTGCAAGGTCATTAAATTTTTGTGCAATAACTCTATGGTGTGCACCTTCTATAAATCCGGGCCAGACAGCTTTGACAAAGGACATAAAATCATTTGAAGCTTTAGTTTGAATTTGTTTTTGAGTGTGCATAACATCGACTTTTAATAATTCTTTGCGAACTTCGGCAGGGAGAGAACTTAAGTCTAAGTTATCTAAATCTATTTTATCTATGTCTATCATAAAAAAATTTTAAAAAATTTTTTGCACCTTTTTACCAGTGAAAAAGTATTTTACCACCTATAACTCTCTAAATCAAGCATTACAACCTAGAGTAGTGGGACCCCTTTTTGTGTAAGGGGGATTGCTTTTATCGTTCCAAGATTATTTGTGTGTGGGTGTGGTACCTCTATTAGATATATATTGTGTATGTGTAGGCCCGTTAGGGCCTACACAAAGAGAGTTAATCTAGTAACTTATAATAAGCGTCAACATTGTTTTTCATAAACCATTCTCGTCCATGGTTCATACGCTTGTAGTTCTCGTTTATTTCGTCTTGTTTAACTTGATCGTATCTCAACGCCTCTTCCATGTTTAGTTCTACACTAACACCACTAAAAGGATTTGTTCTTGTTATTGTTTCTTTCTTAGTCATATCTGGGATCATATAGGATAAGTCTATCATTGTCAACCTACTTTCTTTTCAATGGTCCAACTATTCCAACGATCGTCATTCTTTACAGGGTCCTTGATTGGTGTTTCTAGTGGCTCTCGTCTTGGCGCTAATGCAATCATACCTTGTATATTCTTTTCAACAAACTCCATTAAACAAGATTGATTACAAAAGTAATTCCACCAATGTCTGAACCAATAATTATCTCTAGGCTGTTGATACTTTACTTTCATTGTTCTTAATACTTTATTGCCCTTGCTACCTCGCACCCTTGATTGTATTTGTTTAGTATGGCAGTTCGGACCGTGGCACCAATTAAAACTAGTCATAACTTGGCAACGATAAATAGATTGACATAAAGCCACCAAAGAAAATAAGCACCGGTAAAACACCAAAGCCCCCTCTTAATGACATTGCAAATGCCATAATGCATACTGCAAATCCAATTACTATTATTAATAGTTTTCCAATTAAGTCAGCCATTAGTACCTCACTTTCCAACTTTGATTAGCAGTTCTATATCCGTGTGCGTCTAGATCATAATAAACATAGTACGCAATTCCTTTTTTAGAAACTCCAAATCTAGATTTATCGTCGTGTTTGCCTTGTCTTGTTATATGTTTTTTGTGCTTGTTAGCCCAATAAGTTATATAAAATGTTTTAGTCATTTATGCCTTTCTGTTATGGGATTATCCTATAAGATAATCCCATAATTGTCAATAGTTAATTTATATCTTTATAAGCATATTCTTCTTGTTGTTGTTGCTCGTATAATAATCTAGCTTTAATCTTATCTTTTCGGCTAGAGTTCTTGTTTTTCATTCCCTTAATTCTTTCAGCAAGATTTTTAGGATTATAAATAACAAGTCCTGTACTATTAGTTCTGATTATTTCTGCGTCAGTAATATTCAAACCAAGTTCTGTTGAAAGTTCAATCGCCTCATCTAAATATTTATAACCTTTAAGACCAACTTTAATTTCTTTCATTTGGTCTAGTACAGATTTAATCCATTTGTGATGTGCAACAACAAATTGACCTTTTGCCTGTTTCCAAGAAATTAAAAACATAAACTCTTGTTCAGTACAAGCAATAGACCTATCACGACAATAATCTCTACCAATTAAATCTAATTGGTATTTCTCATTCCATTGTTTGCCATAACCACTATCATCACTACCAAGATACTTATTATTATTGTCAGTATATTTTGTTTTGTGTGGGTTGTTATCTTTGCCCTCTTGTTCAATCAAAATATCTGGATTACAATTTTCTTGTGCTTTTAGTTCGTCACGAAACAAAGCATAACCATATTCATTATCACTTGAAGATGAATAATTGTTTTCAGTATCAATGCTACCATTTAATCTAAAGTCAAAATGTTTTTCTATTGTTGCGTCAACAATTTTTACATTGTTGTCGTAATCTCTTTCTTCTTTTTGACCTTGATAATGAAAATGAAAACAACTGTCTTTTGCAATAGTAGAAACATTTTCAAATTTATTTTGTAGATAATATGCTTTCTCTACATCTTCATCTGTATAATG